CACCACTTTCCGGAGGCGGCGGATCACAGGGTACGACTTTGAGAAGTCGGCCCCCTCAAGGAGCATATTCACTACCCTCATTTGGGTAGGTAAGTGGGCTAGTGCCCACTCTTGCTGTTCCGTCAATCCCAATCCATATCCACCCAAATCGGGTGGGAGGAATACACCATAGTATTCCGGTGAGCCGAATTTCGGCATGAAAGCTCCCATACGGGAGATGAATAACCGTTGAAGTATTGCCTTTTTGGTATATGACCAACCATCTCTGGGCTCAGCCCACTGGAGGTATCGGCGCAGTTGCGCTGCCTTCCCTATCGCTACGTTCTTTTCATCCCGTGCCAGACCGGTACTTTGGCCGGTCTCCAATAACCGGATTTTAAGGGTATCGATAACCCTGATCCGGTTGGTGGATGTAACGTTTATTACCCTCTCACAATACTGGATGAACCAGTAACTATAGCCATGTTTGGCTGGTGAGAGCATGTCTCCCATAGATTGGAAGCCCACGGTAATCAGATCAAGATAATCCATCGGCCCAAAGGCCGTATGGTCATCCCCACCATGGTGGGATCCATGCCAAATCTTGGCAGGATTGATATAGGCCTGGATAGATTCCACGGCACGGACCTCTGGGTCCATACATCCTATGGGGTGGGAGCGTTCCCACTCAGTACGGTTTTCAACGTAGCCAATGGGCCATCTCGGCCCATCAGGACCAATAAGGTCCCGGGAAACCTTTCTTCTCCACCAGAGGTAACCAAGTTTCTCAGCAACCAAAGTCCAAAGCGTAAGCGAGGGCTTTGCCAGGGCTTCCCCCATGGGAATCCCTCTTGTTGCGAGAACTACGCTCCCGTCAGGGAACTCAACCTCTCTCGGACCAATTAGGTCCAGAACATGGGTCAGATACTTCTGATCCCTTACTGGGAGGGCCTTGCCCTCCGAGATTTCGTGGTAGAAGAAGGTATCAATAAATGTCTCCCAGATGAACTTCATAAGTTCTGTTGGAATGGCGTTTGTGGCATTCTTTAAATCCGAGGATAAGCAGGGATACCTGCGTTGACCTCCAACCAATGGAGGCCTACTGTTCACCCAGTCTTGGAAGCTCCAGGCCTGGTCCTGTCTACAGAATGTAGAAAAGCAGGACGGGTGGAACCTCAGCAGCTCCTTGAGCCAGTGGCTCACAGGGGACTGCAGGGTGTTTAGCCACCACTCACTCACGGTGACTATACGTGCTTTGTTGCCGAGCTCGGCAACAGTCGAGCACCTGATTCGGGGGTAAATCCCCCGAGAGATTTCGGACGTGGATATTTTCCACGCCACGTAGAGGAGTTGTTGGCCTAGGACTCCGTCCAGGCCATAGTAATAACCCTCTACGGTGATCGGAATCCGACCACCATTCCACTCCCCAAGGAATTCTTTATCCTTGAGGAATTCATAATCAAATTTATAATCCTCTCTGAAAAGATAACGCCACAGTTCCTCACCTTCAAGGTGGTGGACGACCCCAAAGGGGGTCTCCTCATCATATGTTCTGGGTGCAACCCGGGTGAGATGATATCTCATGGAGGCGGACACCGCCCCAACCTGACCCCCCTTACTACAGGGAGAGTTCAGTTCCCCGGCTCCGTTTACGGAGAAATGCGCGGTCCCTGATGGGATCGGGCCATGGACACGGGAGTCCCGTGCCCGTCTGCATTCCCAGGCAACCTCAATGGTTGCGAGCATGATATCATGCTTACATTCCTTCCAACTATCAAATTCAGAGGTAATTACCTCTTCGAATTCTTTGAGAGACTTTTCCTCCACAGCTTTACCCATATAGGGCATTTGCCTAGTAGACGTCATGTGACCAATTACGGCTAACTCCCAATCCCTAAGGGTCCCCAATGGGGCCTCAAGTATCGACTTTATTGTCGATAGTTTATTTAGATTTCGGAAGACGTTCCCCCCTGCTAGGGGTGGATGATCAGCACCAATCAATTTGGTGCCAGCCGTGGAATGCTTGAACCAATTGGTCCATTCCTTCCACATGTCCACGAGGATGGGGCGATTGAATGCCCCAACCTTGAAGACCTTTCTAATGGTCTTTCGGATGAGTTTATAGTCATCGGATCCGGCTTCAAAGAAGCCAGGGTCGGCAGCCAACAGGCTGTCAACCATTCCGTTGATTACGTCTTCCACGCGGCGGTAATCCGCCACTTTTAGGTTGCACAGCTTGTTCGCTGTGTCGAT